TATTAGCAGAAGCAGTCACACAGTTCCAAGCCCAGAGTTACAAAGAAATGTTGCCAGCTAAAGGACCTGTCAAAACAGAAATTGTTGGAGCTAGAACCATAGAAGCAGAAAATCAAGCAGAAAGGGTACAAGAGTTTATGAACTATTACATTATGAATGTAATGCAAGAGTATGACCCAGAGTTAGATATGCTCTTATTTTATCTACCACTTGCGGGTTCAGCTTTTAAGAAAGTTTATTTCGATTTTGTAACAAACAAAGCTGTATCTAAATTTATAGCACCAGAGGACTTAATTGTTCCTTACGAAGCCAGTGATATGTCATCAGCAGAAAGAATCACACACGCTTTGAATATGTCACTGAATGAGATTAAAAAACAACAAGTTACAGGGTTTTATGCTGACGTTGAAATAAACGAGACAGACTATAATGATGACGATTCAGATGTAAAAACACAAATAGACGAAATACAGGGTATAGAATCAAGTTACAAAGAAGACAGAAGCAGAACTATATATGAAATACATACTGTTTTAGACATAGAAGGCTTTGAGGATGTAGACGCAAACGGACAACCAACAGGTTTAAAACTACCTTACATAATTACCATAGATGAAGGTTCAGAAGCTGTACTGGCCATAAGAAGGAACTACATAGAAGGCGACCCACTTAAAAACAAGATAAATTATTTTGTGCAGTACAAATTCTTACCGGGTCTAGGTTTCTATGGGTTAGGTCTTTCACACATGATTGGTGGTTTATCTAAAGCCTCTACTTCTATACTCAGACAACTTATAGATGCTGGAACATTAGCTAACTTACCAGCTGGATTTAAAGCCAGAGGCATGCGAATTAGAGATGAGGACGAACCATTACAACCCGGCGAGTTCAGAGATATTGACACTACAGGCGGTTCACTAAGAGAGAACTTAATACCACTACCTATAAAAGAACCTAGTAATGTGCTTATGCAATTACTTGGTTTATTAGTAGATTCAGGAAAAAGGTTTGCAGCTATAGCCGATATGAATGTCGGCGATAGTAACGCAGCTATGCCAGTAGGTACAACCGTAGCTCTCCTAGAAAGAGGAACCAAAGTAATGAGTGCGATACACAAAAGATTGCATTACGCACAAAAACAAGAGTTTCAGCTGTTATCTAAGGTTTTTGCAGAGTATCTGCCACCCTCCTATCCGTTTGCTATGGGCACTGGGCCAAGTGAAATAAAACAACAAGACTTTGATGGTCGTATTGATGTAATACCAGTATCTGACCCTAATATATTCTCACAAAGTCAAAGAATTACACTAGCACAAGAACTGCTACAAATGGTTCAATCAAACCCAGAAATACATGGCCAACAAGGTATGTATGAAGCGTATAAAAGAATGTATGCAGCTCTAGGTGTAGATAACGTAGAGTCGCTTATACCTCCACCACCAGACAACACACCACAGCCAGTTGATGCTGGTTTAGAGAACAGTAGCCTTATGTTGGGTATACCAGCACAGGCATTTGAAGGGCAAAATCACGAAGCGCATTTGGAAACACACAAAAGCTTGTTTTTAACACAAGTTGTCAAAGAAAACCCTCAAATACAGTCTCTTATAATTAGTCATTGCATGCAGCATTTACAATTTTTGTCAGCACAAATAGCGAGTCAACAGATTCCAGAAGAAGTGCAAATGCAGTTACAAGAGGTACAAGGTCAAATGCAACAAATGTCACCACAAGAAGCACAGCAAGTGCAGCAACAAATACAGATGACATTGGACCAATTTAGTGCACCAATTATGGCACAGCTTACATCTGAATTCTTACAGTCTATAGGTCAGGGCCAGAGTGGTGACCCATTAGTAGAAATAAGAAAAACTGAGCTAGACTTAAAAGACAAAGAGCTAGACATAGAATCACAACAGTTTATACAAAAGCAGAACCAAAGGGCACAAGAGAAGATGCAAGAAAATATGTTGCAAGAACAACGCATAAATGTGCAAAAAGATATAGCTGATGATAAACTAAATGTAGCAATAGACAGACTTAAACAAAATGCTGATCTAAAGCTTATGGAATTAGGTACAAAAACGAGGAATTAATTATGGCAACATCATTTAAACTTAAAGCAGTGCAAGAGTTACGAGCTGCAAAAAAGATAGAGAGAGAACTAGAGGCAAGAGCTGCTGCTGAACACGAAGAACAAAAAGCGGCCAAACAAGTGGCTAACGAAAAAAGAATAGCTGCTAAAATAGCAAGAATAGCCGAACCAGCACCTGTTGTTGAAGAAGAAGTGATCGAAGAAGTAGTGGTTGAAGAAAAACCAAAAGCTAAAGCTAAACCAGCTGCAAAAAAAAGAGGTAGACCAGCGAAAGCTAAAAAATAATGGATGAAATACAGCTGCTTGATAAGATCAAAAAAATTATCGCAGATAGAGAATCTCAGGTGCGAGAAACTTTAATGTCAGGTGGTTTGAAAGATATGGAACACTACAGATACTTGCAAGGTGAACTATCTGCTCTATACTATATGCAAGGAGAACTTAAAGGATTTTTTAAAGAGGAATAAATGGCAGAACTTAAATCAACAAACGACATAGTTGCGGATGCTTATATACAAGAAGAGGCAAGAGTTCTTGACCCTACTTTACTAGACAAATCATTAGTGGACCGCATGCCACAACCAACGGGTTGGCGTATGTTGGTTTTACCATACGCTGGTAAAGCTACAACAAAAGGCGGCATACATTTAGCACAAAGCACTGTAGACAGAGAAGCGTTAGCAACGGTTGTTGCATATGTGGTCAAACAAGGTCCTGAGTGCTACAAAGACGAAAAAAGGTTTGGCGGCAAACCTTGGTGTGAAGAAAAACAATGGGTTTTAATAGGGCGTTACTCTGGCTCTAGGTTTAAATTGGAGGAAGGTGCAGAGGTTCGCATCATCAATGACGATGAAGTGATAGCCACCATTCTCGACCCTGATGACATAGTGAGTTTATGATGAATGAACAAGAAAATGCACAACAAATTCAGCCAGAAGCTGATGATGTTGAAGTAGAGGTAGTAGAACAGGAAGCGGTAGTTGCTTCTCCAGATGATGAATTGGAGAATTACACTAAATCAGTTTCTAAAAGAATAAATAAGTTGAATGAGCGTAACCGTGCAGCCGAAGAAAGAGCAGCACAGTTAGAGCAGATGTTGGCGCAAAAAGAACAAGAAACTGCTTATTACAATCAAGAGCGCGCACAAACTAGAGCTCAATTAATACAAAAAGAAGAAGAAACAATACAAGCTAAAGAGATGCAAGCCGATGATCTTTACAAAAAAGCTGTTGCTTCTGGAGATGCTGAGTTAATGTCAAAGGCCGATACCCTAAAAAGCGACATAAGCATACAAAAAGAAAAGGTTAGAATGGCTAGAGCTCAAACAGAGCAATCACAACAAGTGCAACAGCCAGTACAACAACCACAGTATCAAGCTCCACAACCTACACCACAACCAAGTGAGAAGGCATTAGAGTGGCATGGTCAAAATTCATGGTATGGTGATGCTGGTTCAGATGAAACCGTGCAAGCATCGCAATATGCTGACTATACACATATAGTTTTAATGCAAGAAGGTTATGAACCTGAGTCAGATGACTATTACAGTGAATTAACTGACCGAGTAAAAAAAGTTTTCCCTACATTAGAAGGGCAAAAAGATGACGTACAAACAGAAGACAGACCCGCTGTGCAAAGAGTCGCTTCTACTTCCGTAGGAAGTCGTCAAAAAACACAAGGCAAGAAGAACGGTGTAACTTTCTCTAAATCAGAAGTTGAACGTCTTAGAGGGTTAAAACCACACAATATGTCGGAAGACGCGTGGTTGAAATCTGTTGCTAAAGAGAAACAAAAAATTTCACAAAGAGAGGCTAAATAAGATGACTAACGAAATAGACCAAGAAACAATAACCAGAAAATCCCGTGAATCCGAGTCACACGCTAAAGAAACTCGTAGACAACCATGGCGACCAGTAAGAAAACTAGAAACACCCGATGCACCAGAAGGATATGAATATCGATGGATAAGAGAATCTATGATGGGGCAAGAGGATAGAGCTAACGTAAGTAGAAGAATTAGGGAGGGTTGGGAACTTGTAAAAGGAACTGATCTACCTCAAGAATTTGACTTACCTACTCACGATTCTGGTAGACACGCTGGCGTAGTTTATAACGAAGGACTACTCTTGGCGAAGATACCACTTGAAACCATTGCTGAACGTAATGCTTATTACTCAGGCAAAAACCAACAAGCGAAAGAAGCGTTAGACAATACTATGTTTAATGAATCTTCTAAAGATGGAAGGTATGTCAAGTATGACTCGCAAAGAAAGTCTAATGTTACTTTTGGGAAAAAGTAACTAATATTAATAGGTAAAAAATTATGGCTAATAAAGATGCCCCATTTGGATTAAAACCTGTTCGTATGATGGGCGGAGCACCCTATTCTGGAGGTCAATCCAGATACAGGATAGCTAGTGGAGCCACAACACCAATTTTTAATGGCGATTTAGTTACGCAATTAACAGCTGGAGTTTTGGGTCGACATGCTGCCACTGGTACTGTTCCGATTGTCGGAGTGTTTAATGGAGTCAGTTATACTGACCCAACTACTGGCGAACAAGTGTTTAAAAATTACTATCCCGGAAGCATAGCTGCTTCTGACATAGTAGCTAACGTGATTGACGATTCCAATGTCGTTTTTGAAGTACAAGCAGACGCAGCATTGCCTGTTGCTGACTTGTTCGGAAACTTTGACATTGTTGACGGCTCTCCCGTTGGCGATACAGCCTCTGGACGATCTAATGCCGAGCTAGATGTAACTACTGGTGCTACCACTGCTACTCTACCTCTTAAAGCAATAGACATCTCTGAGGACCCTGATAACGATGACGTAGCGTCAGCTAACACCAATGTACTATGTGTGATTCAAAACCACATCATGGGACAGAAAGGTGCTGGTCTAGCATAAGGTAGGTAAAAAATGGCAATATCAAGAGCTCAACTCGCTAAAGAGTTAGAACCCGGATTAAACAGCCTCTTTGGCTTATCTTACGATGAGTACGACAGAGAGTACGAAGACATCTTCTCTATAGAAGATTCTAACCGTGCTTTTGAAGAAGAAGTGTTAATCACTGGTTTCGGTTCGGCACCAACTAAAAGTGAAGGTCAAGGCGTTAGCTTCGACAACGCATCTGAAAGTTACAGTGCACGTTACACCCACGATACAGTGGCGTTAGCGTTTGCTTTAACAGAAGAAGCGATTGAAGATAACCTCTATGATTCTTTAGGTAAAAGGTATACAAAAGCACTAGCGAAATCTATGGCTAATACCAAAGAAGTTAAAGGTGCTGACATTCTAAACAATGCTTTCTCATCCAGTTTTACTGGCGGAGATGGTGTGTCTCTAATTAACACTGCTCACCCACTATCAGGTGGTGGTTCAGCTGCTAACAGAGCAACATCAATGGCCGATCTTAACGAAACTTCTTTAGAAGATGCGTTGATCGACATAAGCGGATTCACAGATGACAGAGGACTTACAATTTCTGTTCAAGCGTCAAAAATGATAGTTCCTAGTGAACTGGTTTTTGTTGCTGAAAGAATTTTAAATTCTAATCTAAGGTCTGGAACATCAGACAATGATCTAAATGCTGTAAGAAGCACAGGGGTACTACCCGGTGGTTATTCAGTAAATCATTATCTGACTGACCCAGATGCTTTCTTCATCTTAACTTCTGTCACCGATCAAGGCGATGGTCTAAAAATGTTCCAAAGAAGTGGTATGGAAACTTCTATGGAGCCTGACTTCGCTACAGGAAACATTAGATATAAGGCGCGTGAGCGTTATTCTTTTGGTTTCTCTGATTGGAGAGGAATTTATGGGTCGCAAGGTGCATAACTCGAACGATTAGAAATACCGTTTATAACTCAAGTATTTCAAGAAAAGGCCCTTCGGGGCCTTTTTTTTGGCCTAAATTTATTAATATTTATATGTATAAATAGTTGCACATTTGTGTAAATAGTGTATTATGTATATGTGAGATTAATAAATAAAGGAGAAAAAAAATGATAAGAGTGCTTAATTTTTTAGAACAATGGAGCATGCTTGCTGGGTTGTTTAACATGTTTGTTTTTATCTTTGTGATTGAAGCAGTAATCAAAATGTTGGGGGTGTAAAGATGGCATATATTAATGCAGAAGAAGTAAAAGCCATTAGAAAGGCTTTAAAAGATAAATTTCCAAAACATAAATTTAGCGTTACTAAAGGTAATGGCGGACACAGTGTTGATGTTGCAGTTATGGAAGGACCAGCTTTTTACAAAGAGGAAGATCAGTATAACCACTACCATGATGAATATACTGCTCTTGATCTAAATAAAGCGCACACGCAAATAAATCACTATTGGTTGAAAGATCATTACCCAAACAACGCAAAGTTCTTTCAGCAAGTAGTTGAAATTATGAAAACTGCTCCTTACTACGCTGGTGTTGGCGATCTTTGGTTTGACGAAAGCGACATACAAACAGACTATTTTCACACTGCTTACTACTTGCATGTTGCAATCGGGAAGTGGGACAAACCATTTAAAGTACAGGAGGCAGCATAATGAGTTGTTATTTAATGGAAGAAGAAGAGATCGGGGCCATAGCGGTTGCAAATTTTAGAGGCATTACATACGACAGTAATGGTAGGTTTTACAACCCTGTTACAAAAAAAGTGGAATATATAAATGCTGGGGATGTGGCTGAAATGTTGGCGTTACAAAACATTGCCAGCTGCCAAGCCAGATACCCACAACACGGTAAGTTTGCTGGCGGTTTCTTAGACTCTGCTGAACATGTTGAGCTCTATATAGAAAGAGCCAGAGAGTGTGGTAACAAACTACAACCTTTCTTGAAGCCGATGAAACTATACGGCTTGATTAAGCAATATATGTACCAAGCTTGTGAGACTGACGATTGGTACGAAACTGACGCTTATTGGTACTGTAATACAGTTGCCCACCTAGCAGCTGGCAAGGAGCAAAGAGCACAAGAAGACAAGGAGGTGGCATGATAAAAAAAATATTTGTAGACATGGACGGTGTGCTGGCTGATTTCGTCAAGGGTGTTGAAGGACCTAAGTATCTAAACGGGCCGTTTGTAAATGTGCACGACTATGATTCAAGAAAGATAGAACTCAGCAACAATGGTTTATTTAGAGACTTGCCATTGCTTGATGGTATGGACCAACTAATGAAACACATAAAAACAGAGTGTGCAGCCAAGGACATATATTGGGAAATACTAACCTGTACAGGCATGCAAAACAGACAAGTAGTGGCCAATGACAAGATAGAATGGATTAGAGAACATGTAGACAAAGACGTGGTGGTGACCTGTACTTTTAAAGGTGTGCAGAAAGCTGCTTATGCAAAAGAAGGCTACATATTGATTGATGATACAGAAAAAAACATAGACGCATGGAGAGGTGCTGGAGGCATAGGCATACTTTTCAAAGATGCGGCCAGCTGTATTGAAGAGTTAGAGGTGCTTCTATAGTTTGCTAATTTAAGGTCCTAGTAGTATGATTTTACTACTAGGATTTTATAACCCGAACCTATCGACTGACCTAGCAGACAAGCCAAGACGATAGGGGAATTTCCAAAGGAGGAAATTATGGCAAATTCGACATTTAATGGACCTGTCAGGTCCGAAGGCGGTTTTAAAAGTATCACAGTCACAGCTAAAACTGGTGCTGTTACAGATGGTTTTAAAGTCAACTCAAGTGGTAACGTAACTAACACTGCTGGTGGACATATTCAATATGCTGCTGCTACAGGTTACGGACCAGCTGATTTATTAGTAGGTAAAGGCGGTAGCCAATATGGTACTGTTGACCCTTATTCTGAAAGTTCAACACAGTTGTTTCCATTGGGAGCTACGCTAGTTTATGGTAACAATGTTTATCGTTATGTTGAGATTGGTGGAACAGCAGTCACTGCTGGTAAATTACTACAACACGCAGCTGTAGTTTCTGACCACGCTAATATGACAGCAACAGCAGCAGTAGCTGCTGGTGAAACAGCTATCTCTGTAGAAACAAATGGTACTGACTTGACACTAAACCAATACGCAGATGGTTACCTATGGGTAAACGATGTAAATGGTGAAGGTCAAATGCTTAGAGTAAAATCTAATCCAGCACACGATCATTCGTCAGACCCTTCTGTTGTTATTACTTGTTATGACGACCTTAAAACAGCTTTGACAACAAGCTCACAGCTATCTCTTATAGAGAATCCAAACACTAACCTTATTGTAGCTCCAGCTACAGAAACAGGTGCGTTGATGGGTGCTACTGTTATTGATATGACAGCTGACTACTATGGTTGGGCTGTAATTAAAGGACCAGCAGCTTTATTGACTGTAGGAACTTTAGTTGTAGGTAACGCAGCAGTACGTTCAGGTGGTACAGCTGGTGGAGTTGCTCCAGCAACAGATAACGTGTTAATGGAAGTTGGTGATGTAATGGCTGTATCAGCTAACACAGAATACTCACTTATTAACATGAATTTAAGCTAGGAGTAAATAATGGCAGACGCAGTAACCTCACAAACTATTCAAGATGGGCAAAAAATTGCTGTCTTGAAGTTTACAAATGTATCTGATGGCACAGGTGAAAGTGCTGTCAAAAAGGTTGATGTATCAGCTTTACAAGCAAATAATAGTGGTGATGCTTGCACTTCTGTTTCTGTGGCTCGTATTTATTGGGCCACAAGAGGCATGGGTGTAAACCTAGAATTTGACGCTAGTACAAATGTACTTTTGACTGGTTTACCAGCAGACAGTACGGGAGATGAATACTATGACTTGTTTACAGGCATACCCAACAACGCGGGTAGTGGTGTAACAGGTGATATTGATTTCACGACTGTATCACATTCAAGTGGTGATACTTATTCGATCATATTGGTTTTGAATAAGAATTATTAATGAATGGCTGTAAAGAAAACCAGAAAAGAGGCTAAACCTATAAGGAAGACGACTGGAAAGGGCGGTAACTACCGTCCTACCAGTAAAGGCGCTGGAATGACAAAAAAGGGTGTTGCTGCTTATCGTAAAGCAAACCCCGGTTCTAAATTAAAAACTGCTGTAACAGGCAAAGTAAAGAAAGGTAGCAAAGCAGCTAAAAGGCGCAAGTCTTATTGTGCAAGATCGCTTGGAC